AATAAAATCTATGGGAAAAGACCGAGGATTAAATCCAAGGTCCGAGATCGTACCACCGCTGAACTAGGCTATTCACGACGCGGAATCTAGTCCGACCGTTTAGGGGGACGGCGTTACGCCCCTCCTGACGGCGGATTTTGACCCACGACGTGATCGCTTTAAGCCTAGCATGGCGTTCGCTTCCGGCTCTTTCGGGCCGGTCGAGCAGGATGTCCGCTACGCGTCCTCGGAACCCAAAGTCCAGGTCCCTGGTGTCGCGAAGCTGCCAAAGAGCAGCCAGCAAGTAGCCGACCGTCTCATCCAGGTGAGTCTTACTCACCTCCACCACGTTTCTGACACGGTAACCTTCAAGGCCGTGTCGAGCGCGGCTGGGAGTGGCTTCATCAAAGTTCGCGATGAAACCACCGTCTCCGAGGTCATTGCTAATCCAGAACCGAAATGGTCTTGGACAGCTTTGAACGAGGAGATCAAAAACTGAGCGAAATCGGGCGTCGCAGCCATAACGAGAGTTATGTCTGTGAGCCAGACGACGCACAGCGTTTGCCAGGCGATAAATCGCTGGAATGGACGAAACTCTATCTTTAAGATAGATTGGCTTCACATCTCTGCCAGAGAAAAAATGAGCTCCGCAGCTCTCCCTAAACGGTGAGTCGAAGTGACTCTTTTTAACGTTCAGGACGAAGCCGTAGAACTCAAGCATCTCTGCGAACAGCTCTAAACACGCGGTTGGCAACACGACATCGTCGCCGTACGCGCTCACGTTGGATGTATCAACGTGAAGATACTCTGCGCAGCATAATGCAACTGCGTAGAATATCAGACTCTCTAGTTGAAAGGTGAAGCCGTTCCCCATACTGGAGAACTTCTCCCACTTCACGAGAGAGCCGTTCAGAGAGCCATAATGAGATCGACAGGCATCTAGAAGCGCAAACCATCGCGGGGGAAGCAACGCCTCCACGACGGAATACGCTATCGAATCGCTAGCAGAAGAGAGATCAATAGTCGCAAGCTCGGAAGTTATACTCCCGACGCGAGCGAGCTCCTGGTTTCTCGACTGGTAGCGCAAGTCGACCCCACGCCTACGGAGCCTCAAACCGATCATATCGCCGACAGCTTTCTGGAACCAGAGGTTAAGCCCTGGCTCCACAGCGATTACGCGATTAGTCGAAGAGTCCTTAGGCACGGTGATCACCTTATTCCCAACTTGGAAAGACGGAAACCCCGCCTCGACAAGCTGGTAGGCCCAAGAGGGATACACTTCCTCGAGGACTTCCCAAGGGATAAGGGAGTACAGATCACGCGTAATTCCGGTTTCACACCGGAACTTTTTGGCTGGACTGGCGTCTCGCCTCTTTATCAGAGTCGAGGCACCAGGACCCCAGTCAGGCATCTCGAACACCTCAGAGGCTGAAAAGTCGCCGAGCACCCTTGCAATTTTCCGGATGACTGCGTTATGCAGCCAAACGGCCCGACCCCGAAATTTAGAGTCGAGCGCAAGATTGCGAAAGCGACGATTTGTGTCCCTACAGAGGAGCTCAAATTTCTTGAACTTCTCAATCGCTACTTCGTCTAAGTCGCGGTCCATGGTTAAACCCGTGAACTTCGACAAAAACTTCGTAGCGGCGTAGGAATCCCTAAGCTCCGACAAGCTGTTATAATGGAGCGGATCGAACTCAAGCGAAGCTAACTGTTCATGCTCTCCAGAAGTGAAGAGCAAGAGGACAGTCAGAGCTCGAGGGCAATCCAGGGCCTCAAGGTATTTAGAGATAACCGAGGATTCAAGACCCTCGGGAACGCGGTAGCTTGTAATTCCTTTATGGAATCTACCGCCATACTTCTTAGAAGACATGGCAACCTCCTGAAGTTTCTTCTTACCGTCTTAGTAGACGGTCTCGAACGTCGTCACCGCAGACTCCAGCGGGGAACCCGATGCATCACTGGGCACACCGTCGGAAGCGTTGATCGTCCGAGCGAAGAGAGAGGCCACCTCACTGAACAGCTTCTGCCGTTCGGCAAGGGTGCTCCTCTCAGGGAGGAAGAACTCCATGACACACGTGCAGTCATACGCCTTCGTCGGGGCCGGCTGAATACCGGTTGCCGTTGAAGGGCTGGTCTGTTCGAGTGTCGGGAGGACAAGCTTCATCTGAACCTTGTAAATCCGGCTCGCCTTAGTCGGCGGACGGACAGACAGAGTCAGACGAGGGTAACCGATGGCAATACCACCGCTACGGTCAACCCACGACGCGATCCCTTGGGGATTAATCCCTTCGGGGCTCAGAGTCGAGTCGACACCGACGGTCGCGCTGGTCGTTAAACGAGCCACCGCAAAGTCGATGAGCGAACTCAGTTTCACAGCCGCAAGAGCGGACATGTTTGCTTCCTTCATTATTGGAGGGTTACCGTGGTCCTCGTTACCGGCCAAAGACAGATTTGAGCAGCGCAACGGCGTTCACTGCATGGGTAACACTCGCGAGACCATTCTTGAGCGACGGAAAAGTTGGAGTCGGAAACGAAGTTAACTTCGTCCGATCCAACAATACGTACTCAGCATAGAATCGCGCGTGCTCCATTGCAAACGACGTCGGGTTGCCGATCTGAACTCCACCGGTATCCACGGAACAAGCCGTTGTCATCCTCGTAAATAGGGTCTGGGACCCATCCAGGAATTCCAAGCCATCGAAAGCATGCAATGCTTCGAGGTAAGGACCGATTGGAAGGAACCAGTCTACAACAAAGGAGAACGGCAGTATTTCCCATGCGAGGCTTATGGGATTTGGAGTGAAACCCGTCTGAGACAGGAAGGCCTGCAAAGGACTAGAGAGTTTGTATCGGAGCACGAACCTACACGTCGTCCAGAGGTGAGAAACTGTTCGCCTCGAATTCGGTGGTAGGCCCGGGGTCCCCGTCGCATTCTCTCGAAAGTCACTAAACAGGTCAGCCCGTCCAGACGCGACGACCCGTTGGACAAATCCCCCCTGGGAACTAAGTACCGGGAGAGATTGAAGAACTCCCTCAATATCCTGCAAGAGAGGCTTCCACCCATACTGAAGCTCTAGCCAGTTCTGAGCTAGGGTCTTCGATACGGAGGGGTTTCCAACTCTCGTAGGAAAGAAGGAGCGTCCCGTGGTTAGGGCCCGAACTGCGGCGGGAATGTTACCCCGCTTCAGCTGGGAGACCGACTTGGCGATACGTAAAGCTGAATTCGTAATCACCTTGAAGGTCTGACCTATCTGGGCAAAGTCCTGAGCAAGGTTTGCAGAAACACCAAGCTCAGCTTTGTCGATAAGTTTCCTAATCGCGTTATTACGCGCCAATGGAGCATGAATTGGCGCGCCGGGTTCTGCATAAACCGTGGTGTACTGTCGGACTTGGTTGTGGTAGTTCGACCCATCCAGTTTCCCGGAGTAGTCGGCTACCCAATTAGCACCGACAGTCTTAATAGAGACACTATGCGGATTAACCGGTAGTGAACTCTTTCGTATGCGGCCAAAATTCGGAGTCCTAACGCCTGACCAGGTTCGCTGGAAAGCGACCTGAGCCTCGGCAGTTTCGGTCAACGAATAAACCCCTGGACCTGATATCCCAAAGTTCTCCAAGACCTTTACAAAGGGTCGAAAGGATTGCTCTGGACTGGGTCTGAGGTTGGACGCACGCGGAACCAAGGTTCGAGCAGCACGAGTAGGGGAAACCATACTCGCGGTCGACCTCCGTGCTTTACGCACAAAAGGCCGGTATCTCGCTCGTGTAGCACTCGAAGTTACCCTCCCGAAGTTCTTAACGAACTTCGGAACGTTCACAGGGAGGCGAACACGCACGTAATAGGGCTGACCATGGAAAAAGCGTGTGTAATCCAAATAGAGCCGAAGGGAGGTTCTGCCATCTCGGCGACGGAGTCGCGGTAGCTGAACGGAATGAAGGGAGTTTATCTCCACCTCACCCGACTGCCACTCGACATAACCGTTTACGAGAAGCGTTAACCGACCGACTTCTCTAGAGGATACAGCACGATAGTCAAACCCTACAAGCCCCAGCGTGGGCTGATACTCTGGGTGCGACGCAAAGTACGGCGAAACAACCGGTGGGATAGGCATCATGCCCCCCCAGAACGGAAGCGACACCATACCAGCGCTGCTGGTACTGTCAACGACGCCACACAAAGGAGGAAAGAAACGGCCGCGGGTCGGGTGAAGTTCCAAAAGAACGTCACAACACGAATTCGCAAAACCGACATCTATACCTCCATGTGAAAAGAAGTCGACAGCGGGCGGTCATTAACTGACTACCCTAAAGGGAGATGCGAAGAAGGGGCCGGCTTGAAGCCGGCTCGCTCCTAGCGCTACTCGGGCGGCAAGTGCGCCAGGTCTCGTAGAACCCCGATCGCGGAGGCAAGCTCCTCGTTAGTCATCTGGTCAGCAGGACGATGAAGCATATCCGAAGACAGGCCATGCTTGCGCACGGCCACCTTCATATACGCGTCGTACTGCGCCATTTGAAGCTGACGAAAGAACTTGTCCCCGTTACTGGGGGGATCGGACTTGGGCATAAAACCTCCTAAGTTGCTCCCTTATAGAGGCCACTCTTCATTGGTAGGCTATTTAACTTTCGTCCCAGGGAAGTTGGAGGTCATGACCCTAAGGTCACGACGATACTCCAACAGCCGCTTTAAGGACGCTGTTTCATCGATCTCGAGATAGAGCGAGTTATACCACTTTTCAGTGATAAGATCTTGCTCCAATAACGAGTTAACGATGGACAGGCACTCGAATCTAAGATCAAGAGTGTATTCGTCTTTCATGGCGGCTCCTAGGTTGAAGGGATAACGGGTTAGGTCTTGATTATCAAGACCCTTCCCCGCGTCGATTAACCGACTGACAAGAGGATATGGACGATCCAGATTACACCCTGGACAATCCAGTCCGCAAGTTGGTCGAGTGTCGGCATATAGCCTCCCTTTGGAGAGTG